AACCCGGGAACTGCATTCGTAGCAACTGGTGTTGGTACAGGAACTGGAACAGCCAGTGACAATACTTTAATTACAGACAACACTACTGGTTTTTATGTAGGCATGCCAGTAGAGTTTACAGGACAAAATGGCAACACAGTATTTGGAGGAGTCTCTGCGGGTACAGATTATTATGTAACATTTGTCGAAGATGATACTAGTTTTGCAGTAAGTACTACGTTGGGCGGTAGCAATATAGCACTGACTACTGGCAACAGTACAATGCAAGTATCACCTATTAAACATGTTTATTATGCTACAGGAACATTTGACAGCACAGTGAATTCTGTTAATTTGCATGAAACTACTGCATCAACAGACTTAATAGAATTGGCAGCCACTGTTCCAAATGTTGCATCATATGGATTAAATCAACCTATCGTATTTTCAGGCAGTGAGATAGAATTAGACGATGCAGGTCTTTTAGCAAATACTACATATTATATTGCTTCTATCGATACAGGTGGTGCAAACACAGCAATATCAATAAGCCGATCACGTACAAATGGCGTAGCAGACGGCAACGTATCATTATCTGATCATACATTTACTTCAAACATAGCATTAGGTAATGTGTATACACAGGGCCACGACATTTGGAAAAGAATTAGGCTAGACTCGTTTTAAAGGATAGGCTATGTCAGGCATGCATCATCCATTTATCAACGATCTTTCTGATAAAAGTATAGAAGAATTACAAGAAGCAATTTCTGATCTTACTACTAAAATTACATTTGCACATCGCATACAAAATCAACCTATGATTAATCAATTAGATATGATTCTTAATAGTTACAAATCTGAACAAAAGAAAAAATTAGATAAATTGTTTGCTGAAAAAGAGATAGGTGATAACATTAAAGTAGATAGAAAATGAGTACCAGAATAGAAAAAGATTTAGGTTTTTCTACAGCAATACATTTTGCTGATACATTCATGTTAAATGAATATTTAATGACTTTATCTATGTTAGTAGAAACAGAGGACATTGCAGAACAAAATATTGCTTTAGAACGTTTACTGCATTTTGTTATAAACGTATTAAACAATTGTATTTTTATCAACGAAAACAACACCAAAGAAATTAAAAAATATAAAGAAGCAGGTATTAGAGTTTGTGAACTGCCCGATGATCCTTTTGATCAAATTATTTCTATGGCACTTTTGCAAAAGTTTAATTCTATTACTGAAGGACGAATTAAAGTTACAGACTGCTCACTAAGTTCTCATTTAAGTGACGGTGTTCGTTTCTGTACAGTTTCAGAAATAGTAGAGAGTAACATAGATCAAGGAAACCATAAATGGTGGAATTGCAGTACACTCTGCATTGAACATTCTAAACCAGATGATAACAATGATAATATTGTTAAACTTTTTTCTAATGATGAATGGGAAAAACTATCACTCAACTTTAAAAAGGGTAAAAAATCTTCCAAAAGTTAGACCTTTTTGCTTGTAAATCAACAATAATAGTGTATAATATATCATATGATTAACGATTATTACGGACGCCCTATATATACTGAACGAGATTTAGTAGATATCTACATGACAAATCCAAATCAGAAATTAAAAGGTGTTCTTACTAATAACAAAATAGAAATTGATCCAAGCCTAGAAATAGAAAATGTTCCTGAGTTAATAGAACACACATTAGCACAAGTTTCTGTTGCAGATTTTGATGAAGAAATGCGAAGCAAATGGCATATGCCTACAAAATACAGAGAACTAGACATTGCTAAATGGTTACTAGAACAATGTAAACACGAAGAAGAAATACAACGTGTAGGAAAAGAATTGTTATTGTATCAAAAACGCGGACAATTTCAACTATTGCAGTATATGAAATATCTTGTTGATTTAATGAGAGAACATAATATCGTATGGGGAGTAGGTAGAGGGTCTAGTGTATCAAGTTTTGTTTTATTTTTGATAGGAATTCACCGTATAAATAGTATATACTACGGTTTAGACGTTGAAGAATTTTTAAAATAGGAAGCAATATGGGAAGAATATATAAAACGGCAAGGGGAAGATCACTAGACATGGCGTCTTTGATTGCGAAACAAGAAAAGACACGTGCTGTTAGTAATATTAATGCAATTAATTCACGTGGTGATGAAATCGATCAAGCAGGAAATGTAGTAAGACCTAATACTCAACGAGTTGCAGATTCATACGCATCACAGGTAGGAACTCAAGGTGCAGTAAGTTTACAAGAACGCCCTGAAAATCCTAATATTAGTAAAAGTGCTAATCCAAACGCTCCATTATCTCCCAAACAAAAAAGAGAACTTGAAGCATTAGAAAAAGTAGAGTCAGGTGCAGTGGAAGAAAAGGCGCCTACTGAGACTCCTATGCTAGATAAGTTAGTAGAAGAATCAAAACCTAACGTGCAAGAAAGTGTGCAACCTGTAGCAGAAGTGGCGCAAGAAAGTGTAGAAGAATACGTAGCACCCATTGAAGCAGAGATTGCTCCTATTCCCCCTGCAGAACCTGAAGAATTTGTAATGAAATCAGCAGACGAAGCACCAGATAGTTTCCCTGCAGAAGGAGAAATAGAATTACATCCTGAAGAGGCTGAATTAGCAGAACTTGAAGAAGACTTTGATATCGAAGCAATTAAGAAAGCGGCTTTAGAAAACATTGTAACAGAACAACCAAAAGCAAAATCTAAAAAGAAGGGTAAGTAATAAATGGCAATAGGACTTAAATCTAATATCAATCGTATACATTGTAAATCATTGAGAGCAATCAGTGATAAAATTATTGTACATGGCATGGAGTTCGGTGAACAGAAACTTGCATCTGGTATCGTGCTAGTAGACGATGATAAAAAGTCTACAGGAATCAAGCCTAGATGGGCACAAGTATACTCTATCGGTCCACAGGCAAATACTGAACTTAAAGAAGGACAATATGTAATGGTAGCACATGGTCGTTGGACACGTGGTATTAACATTACAGACGAAGAAGGGGACAAGACAATTCGTTGTGTTGACCCAAAAGATTGCTTGTTAGTAAGTGATGAACCACAGACTAACATGGCATATGGAGATAAAGAAGGAGCATAGTGTTCGGATTTTTTACTTATGTGTTCATGTGAATACATATAATGAAAAATTTAAAGGAGACTATATGAAATTTTTTATTTTCATTCTGGCACTAGTTTCATTCGGTGCTACAGCCCAAACGGTTATCAACTATGACGATGGTTCTACATTGACCCTTGAAGAAGGTGAAATGATTCACGTTACTAAAGGTAAATTGTATCAACAACGCACTTATAATAGCGGTAGAACTATTCAGTTCAAAGAGTTTCCGGAAACTGCTCGGCGTGATTATGTTGAAGTAGATAACGGAACTGATGACGACATGGCAATGGGATCACACGCCTGGTGTGATGCATATGTTCCATGGTCAGAAGGTTTGACCTTCACTATGGTTGCATGGCAACGTTATTGTGATACAAATAATGACGGTGTGTATGACGAAAACGATGACGGTTGGGAAGGCTAAAATAAAGGGCACATTGTTGCCCTTTTTCTTTAATTAATGATTGACATCTATTCATTAATCCTATATAATAACAGTATTAAATTAAACTCAATGAGGTATCAATGAAGAATCAGTTGTGGGTAGAAAAGTATCGTCCGTTATCTGTAGATGATTATGTGTTTACAGATCCAATTCAAAAAGAACAAGTTCAAAACTGGATAGCAGAAGATAGTTTCCCTCATTTATTGATGTCTGGTGACCCCGGTACAGGTAAAACTACACTGGCAAAAGTGTTGATTAACGAATTAGGTATCGAAGAATATGACGTATTGACTATTAATGCATCACGTGAAAATGGTATTGACATGTTGCGTGAAAAGATTAATGGCTTTGTGCAGACTATGCCGTTCGGCAAGTTCAAGGTGGTGCTGTTAGACGAGGCAGATTATTTAACTCAGCCCTCGCAGGCAGCCTTAAGAAATGATATGGAAGCATACCATGAGACTGTAAGATACATTCTCACTTGTAACTATGCCCATAAGATCATTCCTGCACTAAAGTCTCGTTGTCATCAATATCATATTGCTAAGCCTGATATGACAGAGTTTACAGCAAGAGCGGCAACTGTGCTAGTTACAGAAAAAGTTGAGTTTGAATTAGATGTATTAGATACATATGTTCGTGCAACTTATCCTGACTTACGTAAGTGTCTCAATCAATTGCAAGTAAACAGCGGCTCTGGCGCTCTCAGGCCCCCTCAGAGTGAAGGCCAGAGTGAAGATGAACTCTTAGTCGAAGCAACAAACTTGTTTAAAAGCGGTAATTTAATCGAAGCAAGACAACAATTGATGCAATATATCGCATTGTATCCTACTAGAATCGAAGATACATATCGTTGGATGTATGATAACTTAGACTTGTTTGGGGCAAGTAATGAAGAACGTGATGCAAATATCATTGTTATCAGAAATGGTCTAGCAAATCTGCCGTTAGTAGGTATCCCTGAGATATCACTCGCCGCAACTTTAGTTGAGTTGACTTCTTAACCATATAAATAAATGATATGAGATATTTACTAATACAATACATTCGCAAACCAAATGGTCAAATAGATGAATTGGTTCAAGTTTCACGCAAATTAAAAAAATCAGACATGAACACAAAAAATGTGATTATGGACTACTCTGATAATTCAGTTCAAAAATGTGTTATTGAAGGTAATAACCACGATACAACATTTGAAAAAATGAGTTCTTATTACAAGAGAATTTACCCTAAACTGATTGAGCAACTTGAAAAAGAAGGACCAATCGAAAAGAAAGATAAAAGGAATAAAAAATGAGAAATAAATTTAAAGAAGTTTTGTTAGATTTTGGACAAGGAGCATACATATTTGCATGGATTTTTGTTATTATGTTTACTTATATTTGGACATTGTCTCTTTTTAACTTCTCAGAAACAATTGAAGAATTATTAATATTTGCACCTTTATTCATTTATGCCGCTTATATGATGGGCGGATTAAGAAGGCTGAATAGAAAATCAAAGACCTTGTAGGGGCAAAATCTTCAGTCGAAAGGGCCTAGAACGGCCCTTTCTTTTTGGTTTATATGGACCTATGAAATTATTGATACATCTTTAGTACGTGTTCAATAATCTTGTGTCTCCGTATGTCTTTGTGATCAAAAGTACAAGCAGTCATGCCTGGCACTTTATGTAGATCAATTCTTTCTTTTAAATCAAGGAGCCCGTTATTGTGTGTTAGTCGGTCAGTCTGTTCAACGTCACCATTGATTACGATTTTGCTACCCTCAGCAATCCTTGTCATTAACATTTTTATTTGTGACGGTGTTGCGTTTTGAGCCTCATCTAATATAATCCATGAATGCTTGAAGTTTCTGCCTCGGCAAAATGCTAAAGGTGTGATTTCTATGATTTGTTCCTTTAACATATATTCGATTTCATTCTGTGAGTAATATTCTCTCACCACATCGAATAAGGGTCTTACCCATGGTTCCATTTTTGAGTTTAAGTCGCCTGGGAGAAAGCCATGTTTTTCATCATCCACTGCTACAGCAGGGCGTGTGAGTAATATTTTATCGCATTGACCTGATCTTAATGCTCTCATTGCCGCTAACATTGCTAAGTAGGTTTTACCTGTTCCAGCGGGGCCACTAGCCATAACGATATCTGTTTCAGGGTCATTTAATGCTATAATATATTTTTCCTGATTTATACTCTGAGGTACTAATTCGATTGGTCTACGTGACTTCTGCTTTTTGCTATACTTGCTAAAGTCAATGGTCTTTGAGGTGTTCATATAGAATGTGTCCTCTGCGTTGTATTGTGTTTCCCTGTGTCTGTATGGTTCATGTTTTTTCCTTAGTGCGCCTGTTTTTCGTTTACTCATATATAATTCCTATATTTTAAAATGAAATGAGAAATTGTTTTCTCATTAAATACTTACCTGGTTTAGGTATGTAAAGAATCAGTGGATGAGGAAATGTCGTTTTGTGATAAATACTAGCACCAGAAGAACATGTTGTAAAATTCTTTTGCAGTCCCAATGAGATAAATACTAGTATGACTAAAGCAATTACAGGCGATAATCTTGCTAGGAAACAAGCAGATTCATTTTTCAAAGACATTGACTTTGTTAGTATTGTAGATACAATAAAAAATATCTATATGTCTGACGGTGCAATGAATACTTTGCTGGACTTTGAAAGAGTCTTAGACGAAGCAGACATATATGCATATAGAAATTGGATCAACGGAGAATTAGTACAAGGTCCTGATGTAGGAAGATATTCATGTACATGTACATTTATGTGGCCTTATAAATTAATGCCTGATCCTAGAGCAACATTAAGACTTGCAACAATTGGTTGCAATATTAAAATGATGAAGTCTAAGATTGAAGTTCCTGTAGCAGTCACATCATACGAAGACTTTCAATCAGGAAGTCGTTACCCTAAAATGAAAGAAAATAAAGTTTGGTTTATGCAAATTGAAATACCTTTTGAATTAATGGATGATATTAAAGAAGGTAGTGTTGACATTGCAGAAGACACAATTGACTTATCAGAAATCGAAGATGCATATGACAATGATTTAGAACAAACAAAATCAGAAGAAGATACAGGCAACGATATGGAAGCAGTTGATGACGTTACTCAAGGCGCACCAAATGATGGCGGAGCATTTCAAATCTAATGACTATTCTATCTGAAAGTTTAAACTACATGGACATGGAAAATCAAGTTGTTCCTCTTGTATCTATAGATGAATATGCCGCTAAGATGGGAGAAGACAAAGATATTGTCACAGTAACTTTTATGGTTAAATCAAAATTAGTTGCTGAAGATTTAGTAACATGGTTTGAAAGAGGCTATGATTTTATTTTAGATGCTAGTATATCAGACGGTGAACTCTCACCTAACAAATGGTTAGTCTTTGTAGAAATGGAAAGACGTTCATGGGTAGCACGTAGAGTATTAGGTTTATTAAAAGATTTAGAAACACTAACAGGCATGCCTGTCGAAGAATATACTCTTAACATTGACGGTGATGAATATCCAATGGAACTAGAGATTATGAAACAAAAAATTATTTTAAACCCAACCAAATACGAGATTGAAAAAGAAGAACCCATCAATGATGAACTCAATGAAATGAGACTCAAAGCAGGTTTAGAATACAAAGAATCTGACACTCCCAAAGACGAATACATCAAATCACTTCAAGCAACTGCCGGGATTTAACGGGCAAATTACTGTTGACTTCTATATACATGGCTGTTATAATATAGCATGGACCATTATCAAACATTAGGTGTATCACCTCAAGCCGATCAAAAGGAAATTAAAAGAGCCTATCGAAAACTTGCAGGTAAACATCACCCTGATAAAGGCGGAGATGCTGAAAAATTTAAAGAATTACAAAAAGCATATGATACTCTAAGTGACCCACAGAAACGAGCAGAGTATGATAATCCTAATCCATTCACACAATTTCAGCAAGGAGGCAATCCGTTTGGTGCAGATAGTCCGTTTGGTGATATCTTTGGTGATATTTTTGGTCAACGTCCTAGAGGAACTAGGCGTCCGCAACCTCAACCAATGTATAGAACACAGTTAAATGTTACTTTACGTCAATCATACACAGGTGATATACAAACACTAGAATTAAATACTCCACAAGGTAAAAAAGTCGTGCAAGTTACTGTGCCACAAGGTGTACAGACCGGGCAACAGACACGTTATGATAATGTAGTTCAAAACGGAACATCTTTAATTATTGATTTTCATGTAATGCAAGATTCATGGTTTGAAAGACACGGAAACAATTTGTTATGTACACATAACATTTCAGTATTAGATTTAATTGTGGGAACACATTTTAATTTTACTACGATATCTGGAAAGGTCTTAAAAGTTACAGTAAAACCCAACACACAACCAGGTACACAAATTAAATTAGCAGGACATGGAATGCCAATTGCTGATCGAAGAGGTCCTAATTACACTTCTGGAAACAACGGTGACCAAATTATATTGCTTAATGGTATTATACCAGATACAATAGAGCAAGGTGTCATAGACTCAATTAAAAAATATAAAGATATCCAAGACTTAAAGCAAAACTAAATAATATTATACAGAGGAAAAACATTTGAACACATCACCAGAAATTGAAAATATTATCTCTAGGGCAATCGAAACTGCAAAGTCCTATAATCATCAGTATGTTACTATTGAGCATTTGCTTCACGCATTAGTAACACATCAACCGTTTAAAAAAGTATTAAATCAATTTAATGTTGATACTGATTTAATGATTGGTGAAATAGAAGCATACTTGAATGGATTACATGCTATCGAATCTAAAGACCCTGAGTGTGTTCCTAAGAAAACTAATTCACTAGAACGTGTAATGAATAGAGGTGTTACACAAGTTCTATTTACAGGTCGTAGACAAGTCACTACTATGGATCTGTATCTATCGATTGCAACTGAAGGAAACACCCATGCACATTATTTCTTATTAAAGTATGGTGTAAACAAAACTCAGTTTATTGAATTTTGGCAAAAGAATTATAGACATCAGGATAGTCAAAACATCAGTCAAGACCAAGCAGATGATATTTTAGAAGAATACACAACTAATTTAACTAAATTGGCTAGAGACGATAAACTAGAACCTGTCATAGGACGTGTGTCTGAAATTGATGACATTATTAATGTTCTAGCAAAACGTTTTAAAGCAAACGTATTAATGGTAGGTGATCCGGGTGTAGGTAAAACAGCAATTGCAGAAGGTATTGCACAAGCAGTTGTTAACAAAGAAGTACCCGAGTTCTTAGACGGACATGAAGTCTATTCATTAGAGATTGGTAACTTACTTGCTGGATCAAAATATCGCGGTGAGTTTGAAGAAAAAGTTAAAGAAGTCATTATGGCTTTAGAAGTTAAAAAGAATTGTATCTTATTCATTGACGAAGCCCACACTATGGGAGGCGCTGGATCAACATCGAATGGCTCAGTTGATTTTGCAAACATGATTAAGCCTGCTATTACTAAAGGAACTCTCAAAGTAATCGCATCTACTACATGGGAAGAATACTATGAATCGTTTGAAAAAGACAGAGCCCTCATGCGTAGATTCTATCGTGTTTCAATTGATGAACCTTCACATGATACTACAATTAGAATTTTACGTGGTTTATCCGATAGATTAAATGACTTCCACGATGTCAACATTACAGAAGATGCAATCGAAGCCGCAGTTGAAATGGCTGACAGATACATACACGAAAGAAAGAATCCAGATAAGTCTATTGACTTACTTGATGCCGCTTGTGCAAAGCAACGTGTAGCAGAAAACAAAGGTGTTGATATCACTAAGACATTGATTTTTGATCAAGTAGAGAAGTTCACAGGCGTTCCTGCTGACAAACTTAAAGGTGATAATGTAGATCGTATTACTAACTTAGACGTTAATGTTAAAAGTAAGTTGTATGGTCAAGATGATGTAGTTGATAATGTAATCGAAAGAGTTTATGTATCGTTTGCAGGAATCGGCAACGAAACTAAACCTATCGCAAGTTTCTTATTTTTAGGACCAACAGGCACGGGAAAAACAGAATTGGCTAAACTGCTGTCTAGTAACTTAGATATGCCACTGCTCAAATACGATATGTCCGAGTATTCTGAGAAACACAGTGTAAGCAGTTTGATAGGACCTCCCCCGGGTTATGTAGGTTTTAGTGATTCACAAGTACAAGGCGGACGTTTGATATCAGACTTAAGTAAACAACCTCATTCAATCATGTTGTTTGATGAAGTTGAGAAAGCACACCCTGATATCTTTAATATTTTCTTACAGATGTTAGACGAAGGTACGATCACTGGGTCTAATGGTAAGCAAGTATCATGTAAGAACTGTTTAATCATTCTCACATCTAACTTAGGTAGTGCAGACGGAGAACGTTCAAACATCGGATTCGGTGATACGGACAAAGTAGGCGAAGATGAAAAAGCAATGAAAAACTTCTTTAAGCCAGAGTTTAGAAATAGACTTGACATGGTTTGTAAGTTTGGTAAACTTGATAAACTATCTATTAAAAAGATTGTTGTTAAATTTGTTGCTGACCTACAAAAAGCACTGCTTGATAAACATAATATCACTCTTAACTTTAGTGAAGATGCAGTTGATTACTTAGCAGACGTAGGTTATGATAGCAAGTTGGGAGCAAGACCATTAGCAAGAAAAATTGATGAACTTGTAAGAGTCCCATTGAGTAAAAAGATTTTATTTGAGAAAATCAAAGATGCTAATGTCATGTGTGTTATTGATCCAGACACTGGAGAGATTGATTTTGCTTCAACGAAAAAACAGGTTGCTCAAGTAGGTGACGATGGTATCATTGAAGTAGAAGATTCAGACAACATATAATCTCACCTACAGACTATATAAGCATAAATACTCTTATAACACGGAGATAATTATGGCTAAAATAGTCGAAGATATGGTAGCAATCAAATTAAGCAAAATTGCAAAAGATGATGCTCCAGACGGTCAATCAATCATAACTGACGAAATTGCCTCTCAAATAGAAGCAGTGGCGCAAGAGTTAGTTGGTGAATCAGTTATAGTAGAAATAGTGAGGGGATAGAATGTCTCAATCAACAATCCTTACATTATTACCACAAACTACATATGACAATGATGGCACGGCTCAGCCTTACGATGTAACAGGTAATGCTGTACAGGGCGCCGCATATTATTTAGGAAATCAAGACCTACAAACATTATCATATAATTTTTCAGAAGTCACAGGGAATTTAGTAATTGAAGCCGCACTTTCTAATCCTCCCGGAGACAATGACTGGTTCAAAATTTTTGAAACAGAAGCAAACAATGCCGCTAATCTTAATGCAAACACTAGTTCTTATACAAACTTATCAGGTAACTTTGTTTATTTGAGAGCAAAAATAGAAGATTTTGCAAATGGTGTTGTTCAATACGTAAAAGTAAGTTACTAACATGGCAAATATTGTTATTATGCCAGGTGGATTTCACCCATTTCATGCAGGGCATGCCGCACTTTACAACTCTATAAAAGAGAAGTATGGTAAAGGCTCTGACATCTATGTGGCCGCTAGTAACAATCAAAAAGAACGACCCTTCCCATTTGAAATTAAAGAAAAATTAGCACAACTTTCAGGTGTACAACCAGGTGAGTTTGTGCAAGTTAAATCTCCGTTTGTACCAACAGAAATCACAAACAAGTATGATCCAGACAAAGACACGATTGTTTTTGTACGAAGTGAAAAAGATAAAAATGAATACCCAAAGCCCGGGGCAGTTAAGAAAGACGGATCACCGGGATACTTTCAACATATAGATACAGCAAAAAGAGGTGCACAACCTTTTAGTAAAGTAGGCTATATGGATTACTTACCAGTTAAAGAATTTGCAGGTATTACTAGTGCTACACAAATCAGAGATACGTGGCCTAGTCTTAATGATGATCAACGTGAAGAATTTGTAACACACATTTATCCTAATATAAAAGGCAACGACAAACTAATTAAGAATGTAGTTAAGTTATTAAGTAAAGGAATGTCCTTAAATGAAGGACTAGCATATATTGATAAAGATGGTAACAGAGTTGATTATACAAGACCTGACTTACCCACAGACATTGAAAATTTAGTCATTGATTGGTTTAATGACAGAGACAAATACACTAAGGCAACTTTACAATCTAAAGGATATAAAGTAGACGTTGATGATAAGTTCAACAACATTGATATTACAGACAAAAGAGGTAGAAAATATACTGTGTCTACAGACGATGCAATGTCTAAACTTATACAACAAGCATATGCAGAACCAATGACTGAAGACAAGAACGATACATTACTTGATACAAAACGTGCAAGAGCAATACTTCAACTTTATACAAGAACAAACGGGTTTGATTTAAGAAAAATCATATCAAGCCGTAAACGTGGCGGCGGCACTAACGAAAGAATAATGACAGTAATGCTTAGACCGGACTCTAAGACTTTCAGTAGAGACGATATAGATAATCTTTCCGATGAACTTCAAAGAAGATTTAGTGTTACAGTTCCTAGAATGACTATTACAGGTAACGGTAGTTATCTTAATCTAAATCCTGTTGTAGTTACAAAAGTAAATGAAGCATTTGTTGACCCAGATCAATCAAAGCAATATTGGAACCACGATGCACAAAAAGTAGGCGTCGGTGGACAAATAGAGTTTCCACTTACTGACACACCAAACTTAAATGGCAGAAGACAAGGCTTCAATGAAGGTGAAGAAAGAAGTGATATCGAAACTGCCGCTTATGAATGGTTGCTAGATTATAAAAGTAAAAATCCTGAAGCAGACTATGAAAAACTGTATTCAGTATTAAAAAATGTTAGCCACGATGATCTTGGTACACAAGAATTAGATTATTTTATAGGAGAACCATTAGGCTTGAACATGGACAACAAGAATTTAATTGTTGATGCTGTTCTTGCTCAAATGACAGAAGGCGTGCGTAGATACAGATACGAAGAAAGCATAGAAAAGATTCGTAACATGATTAAAGAGTCAAGTGACGAACAGAAATCTAAGTCCACAGATTTACATCGCAAACTGTTTGAACTTATGGAAGAAGAAAAAAACAACGTTGTTAAACTCCGAGGTTTTGGTAGAGAACAAGATAAAAAAGTACCTGATTTAAACATAGTTAGAAAAGAAAAAGAAAAAGAACAACAAAGAAATCAAGGCGAGTACGATAAGAAAAGACAACAGCAACTTGCATACTTAAGAAAGATACAAGAAGTCTTATTTGAATTGCATGAAGAATTTGCACAGATGGAACAGTTAGGTCTTTTACCTATCGAAATGAAACAAAACTTTGAAAACGTAAAAGAACTAATTAACTTTGTAGAGAACTATAGTGCTGATGATTTCCCCTTCACTGATGATGACGGGAACTTACTTGAATCATTGCATGTGAAGACTCTGCAACTTAAAGAATATTTTGGTGGTTGGAGAGACAGACAAGCACCTAGAACATTAAGAAACGATAAGCCAAAACTATCCCCATTAACAAACGTAAATAATGCATTTTGGAACACGATTGATTTGTCCGAAACCGCTGATTATATCGAAGAAAAATAATTCGAGCAGGCATTCCTACAGTAAATAATAGTAGTTATATACAAGCAACTACATTTATTATTAGGAGTTATTAACAATGGCAAGTCGCAAAAAACCCGCCCCTAAGAAGGCAACAAAAGCAACAACAAAGAAAAAAGAAGAGGCTAATATTCCATTAGAAAAACTGGAAGAAGCCGTTGAAGAAATTAATGATAGTCCGCCTCCGGCGCCACAAGACGGACAAGTTCAAGTAAACGTAGACTTTTTGCGTACAACAAAAGTTCATATTGCAATGCCATGTTATGGTGGTATGTTGACTGAATCTACATTTATGTCATTTATCAAGTGGGCAAACACTGCTCGTCAGTTAAACATTGACTGGACACTTGAAACAATGGTTAATGAGTCGTTGATTAGTAGAGCAAGAAACACACTAACAGCAAAATTTTTACATATGCCTGATGCTACTCACTTGATGTTTGTTGACGCAGACATTGGTTGGGAGCCATGGCACTTACTAGTATTACTCAATAGAGACGTTGATGTCATCGGTGGATTATATCCAATGAAAACTATGCCGATCAAGTGGGTAGTAAACGGATTCGAAGGTGCTGAAGAAGGACCAGACGGATTCCAAGAAGTATCTAAAGCAGGTACAGGTTTCTTATTGATTAAGAAAGGTGTGTTTGAGCAAATGAACAGTCATCCTGCTGTGAAGCAATACAAAAATGATATTGGCTTAGACCCTGTTTACGATCAATATCTAAAAACTTATTTTGACACTGCTGTCAGACAAAATCGTTACTATTCAGAAGATTGGACTTTCTGTGAAAACTGGCGTGACATCGGTGGAAAAATATATGTCGATAAAAGAGTCTTGTTAAGACATTCAGGATCATATGTATTCTGCATGGAAAATCAACAATTCTTACTTGACAACATCGGACCTATGTATGTTCAACAAGAAGAACAAAAGAAAGCCGCAGGTCTGAATTCAGATTTAACTCCTAATGAAGACGGTAACGTCACATTAGATGTTAATGCTCCGTAAATATAGATCCTAACTATATAACTAAGTAAATGCCCCTCTCCCAAGGGGCATTTTTCCTTGTGTATTCCTCTTTATTGATAAATACTTATATTAACAAAGGATTGATATCAATGAAGTTTAACGAAATAACCGAAAATGCATCCGCAGGCGCAACAGGCGCTGGATCAGTTTCATCCGTATCATCGCCGATGGGCACACAATCACGCAATCCTAGCATTTACGGCGGTAAAAAAGCAGGAAACTTATTGACAGGTAAACGTTCAAAGGGCAAATATGCTAATTCTGTTGATGCACGTAAACAAACCAATAAAGTTAATGAAGCAAAAGTTGATGAAGCGGAAGTTTCAGAAGCAGAAGTTCTTGTAGTTAAAGGCGCAAAGCCACGTGATCGCAAATCGGGATTTGTTAAACATGGTGAAAGCAGAGTAGACCACGAAGTCAAAATGGCTAAGGCTGATTTATTTGCAACTGCTAAAAACGCACAAGAAATTATGATGTATCTTAAAGATAGATCAGAAGAAGAAGGTATTAAGGGTTGGATGCAGTCTTACATTACACTAGCAAACGACTATCTCAATTCAGTCAAAGAATCAATTCAATATGAAATGCAAATGCATGAAGATCAAGTTGCCGCATATGGCAACGGAGAAGATGATCGTTATCATGTAAATAAATTAGACATGGAGCCATATGGTGAACCTAGTTCAAGTTACCCAGGTGGAACATTGACAGGTACGAACTTGGCAGAAGACGGGGACAAACAATGAGTTCGATATTACGTGGACTAAATGAAAACAATGAACTGTTAAGTGAAGATAAAGTAGCATTAGCCGAATTAGACAAGGCGGCATTTGAAGCAGAACAAGCACTTAAGAGTGTAGATCAAGTAACTAAAAACATCAAGTATGGCACTGACACTACAGAAATTATTGTAGGTGTACAGAGTATTGCAGATACTTTAAAAGGCTTTGATCATAAAGAACTTAACTATTACGAAGATAAAGTTAGAGAAGCAAACAACAATTTAGAATCTGCTGTATACGGTTTAAGAGAACCTTTCAATGACCTTGCACGTGATTTACGTTTAAAACATGATGAACTTGAAATGGATTTAGAAGACATAGACGAAGGTCAACGTTGCTGGAAAGGCTACAAAAAGCAAGGCACTAAAAAGATGTTTGGCAAGACTGTTAACAATTGTGTCAAAGCAGATGAATCTACAGACAAAGATTTAGCAGATAGAGTAAGGGACAGGCAACAACAATTTAAAAGGGATTCCACAGGCGACTTCTGGGACCACGTGGTAGTGAGGAAAGGTTTTTCTGGATTAGATAAAGAAAAAGAAGAACGACCTCTTACTTGGCAGCAAAGGCAGGAGCTGAAACAACTGTTCCCAACAGAATCCGAAGATGCGACTCGACAGGGTAAACTATTCGCCCGAGGATCCGCAGGCGAGGGAAACATCAGTAACAGACCAACCCCACCAGAATATACAACAATGGTACCTAAAAAGATAAGAACTCCCGGCATTTATGGCAAATCTTATGATGGACAGATGAAAGGACATGCTCTGCTAAAATCTTTTATCGAAGACGGTTTAACTGATGAGGAAATTATAAGTCTTATAAGTGATATCGAACCTGGCGAAAATAAATCGAAACTTGCCTACAGGCGGGCGGGATCGTACATGTGGCCGTCACGGCGACCAGAGGGGTATGACCCGGAGGAAGAAACAACAACAACTAACACCCTTCACGGTGCTCGACTAGCAGATCAAGTAAGAGAAATACTACCATTAATGAGGAAAAAACTAGATCCACTTCAAGCCTGGCCAATGGGACCCATTACCCAAGAATCAGAAGAAGTAGACGAAGGAATGTATGACCAAGATGCATTTGATGCAATCTTTAAAGACAGAAAACAACCAAAAAAATCAAAAACTACTCCTCAAGATATAGGAATGTATAATCAACCTAGGCAGGATGACAAAAAATCAAACAAAGATAAAAAATTAGATGAGTTTCAAAGAGGTTCATTTGATGATGACAAACCTAAAAGACCTAGCAAAGGTAAACTTGTAACTAAAGATGGTATGCCAGTTACTCTGCCTTTAAGAACACAAGATTTCAGAGGTGACCCAATTGTAATTGTAGATTACATTCCACCTCATAAGCCAAGTTCAACAGGTAGAATTGTTACTGATGATGGCATGACCTATTTTCCCGGTGTTGCAGATTTAAAAATTATCGGACATCAATTTGATGTTGATGAAGGACTTGCAGGTGCAGCCTCAGGTGCATACTTAGGTAGCAAAATAGCCGGGATTCCCGGAGCAGTAGCAGGCGGCGTCTTAGGACATCAAGCAACTAAAGAAGGCAAAAAGTCACGTATTGGTTCAGTAATGGAAATGTATGATGACTATCTCTTTTTAATTTACATTAATGGTAAATTAGCGGCAGAGACGCCAATCGAAAAGAAGCAAAAGAATCAATATGAAAGAGTTATTAAACAAGCATTACCAGATGCAGAAGTTACATTCAAACCAACTCCAAGACATTACTATAGTGCAGAACAACTTTCGGAAGGATCAGGAAAGATTCGTGCAGGTATAGCAGGCATATTATTATTAGCCGGTTTGTTAGGTATAAACAATCATCAAGCACAAAAAGTATATGAAAAGTCACATCAGTTACAGCAATTAACACAAGTTTATATGGTTGCAAAAGAAAGAGGTGACGAAGCAAAAATGAAAGAGGTCAAGAGACGAATAGGTAATCACAAAATGAGACTTGACTTAGGTAAAGGCGATGTTGATTTTGACGGCCTGCCAGGAAAAGATGATATTAAAGACATCGATTATATTAATACCCCCGGAGAAAAATAATGGAAGTAAATATTGAAACACTTGACGATCTTTTAAAAAATGCTATCGAATCTGACGATGCATCCGAACACGTAGTTCCGCTCAATGAAGAATGTGTGTTTTCTAATGGTGTGTACTTTGAAGACTTTATTACAAAAGCATCAGTTAACGTAACTGTATTAGAACATTATCCTTTAGATGAAGAAGTTGCAATCGATAAATGGTTTATTGAATTACATTGTGATGATGCAGTATTTTCTAAAGAAGTATCTACTGGAGAAGAAGCATCTTTGGTATATGACGCAACACCTCCCGCAGTTGAAGAAGGTGTCGAACCTATTATTTCAACAGGCGCCGGCATGTTTACTCTTAACATTGTTGGTTACGGTGAACAACACAAAAATACTAGTTTAAAAATTAGGCTATCATAACCCTGTTATCTTATGCGATTACGTGAATTGCAAGAAGGTATGGGAGCATCAGCAGGCGGAGGAACACCCGGATCTGCTGGAGCAGGTGGTTCATCATTAGGTCTCCCCTATCCATCAACATACGAAGAAGAAAACGATAAGTTCAAATATCGTGGTCCCCAAAAAACTGTGGCTATGACAACCGAAGAACAAGGGGAAATGTTTACGGATCATCAAAAGATGCAAGAGATGATGAACGACAAAGATTGGCCAGCAGACTTGCAAGAAGAAGTTCTAAAAAAATATGTCAATAACCCTGAAGAGGGAGAAAACTTCATTGCAGATATGGAGTATAAAGGTATAAGACGATTAAGTAATTACGGTCTTTTACAAAATACAGAAAACTTAGAGTTATTAACAAGACTACCGCAAAACGTTATAGATAAAATTAACGAGACATGGCAAATGTCTATTCCTAAAACAAAAGCAACTTCAGTATCTGATTTAGGATACGAAAAATATATTATGCAATATGGTTTTCTTACAAAACCAGCAGTAGCAATGGATGCAGATATAATAATGGGTTCAGAAAAATGGGTTGCCAGTGTCATTAACGGTGAGAAAGCAAAAGCCTGTCATATTATAACACCTATAGGACCAGGTGTCAAGTCTAATACACCTGATAATAGTTTAGCACCCGCGAGACAAAAAGAACTAGCATTCGTTGAAGGCAAGCATTGGGCTAGAAATGATCTGCCACAACTCAATATTGATGATCTTAAAGACGAAGATATTGAAGAAAAACATGTACGATTTGAAAGGCTAAAACCTGTACAGACAGAACGTGTAAAAGGTCTTGTAAAAAAGACTCTTAAGATGTTAAAGAAAGGTAAACATAAACCTATAGTCATTGATAAACTTGGTTATATTGTAAATGGTCATCATAGATATGATGCGTATCAAAAATTAGGGGCATCATACGTTCCTGTTATTAAGGTAAATGCAACCATCGAAGAACTAATCGATAAATACATGTAACAGGAACAATTATAATGCTCTCAGAGAACCTTAAAATACTATTAGCAACTTCTTATGCTTTTGTCATTAAAGCACAAAACTTTCATTGGAATATCGAAGGTTCTAACTTTCCACAATATCACAAATTTTTTGATGATTTAAATAACGAAGTCTATGAAAACGCAATCGATAGAACTGCGGAATACATTCGTACATTAGAAGCATATACTCCTGGTTCTATTGGACGTTATGCAGAACTGTCATTAATACCTGATCAAGTAAAAATACCTAGAGCAGAATTAATGTTTGCAGAACTGTATAGAGACAATGAAATCATCCTCGAACACTTAAACACTTGCTACGATTCAGCAGAAGCAGAAAAACAATATGGTATTTCTAACTTTGTTGCTGAACGTTTAGATGCTCACAATAAACATCAATGGATGATAAGAAGTACACTTAAGACTAACAGGGAGTAATCATGCTCTCTAGTCATTTTGAAAGCATACTACTAGAATACAAACAAAGCATCACTGCTAAAAAGATGGGTGAAGGCCTTGTCGGCCGTTTTAATTTAGATATAATAGATTTTCCTAGTCTGTTGACTCCTAAACTTACAAAAGCATTTGAAACAATGGAGAAACTTGACGTTCAAATAACTGATTTTGAGAATAAAAAAGAACAGAACGAAATCAAACCCGAAGAACTAGCCAAGTTACAACCTAAAATACAAAAAGCACAAGAACAATATAACATTTTAGAAAATCAAATAGCCGTTCATATCTTAGAAAAGTTAGAAGCCGCAGACCCTACAAACAATAAAGGTTATGTACAGTGGTTAGCACGATTGTATATCAATGGTGAAACAAGTTTAGAAGATGTAGAATCTACTATTGCTGATTACTTAGATAAGTTTCATAAATTAAAAATTAAACGTCATTTGTCTAATGCAGACATAGGACAATATAAAGATTTTGATGCGTTTATGAATGATATGGATCAATATCCTAATGACGTTTTAGATGATGATGAAGCAAAAAACAAAACATATAAAGCAGACAAAATATATGATGAAAATGGCGTCTTAATTATTCATCCAAAAGACAAAGAAGCGGCATGTCGATATGGTCGCGGAACTCGTTGGTGTACAGCCTCAACACGAGGACACAATTATTTTGCTTCATACAATCGTAGAGGACCTCTCTATATATTTGTCCCACGCAAACCAGATCATCCAGGAGAAAAATATCAGTTTCATTTTGAAGACAACGTAGTTGCAGACGAAACAGATGCTTATTTGGATCAGGATCAATTAATTCGTTTAGTAAATAGATACCCAGCACTTAAAGATGCCTTTCAACCACAAGCAGAAAAGTACGGTCTTATATATCTACAAAAACCGAAAAGAGTTATGAAAGGTTCTAACTTTACAGTAGAAGAATACAGAAAAAATGATAAGCCTTTATATTTGATGTTAGGAGAAATGGATGTAGATGGTGAATATGGCAAACAAGACATATACATGCTATGGAAAAAAGATCCCAATGATGATAACTACCAAATTAAAAAAATCGGTAATAGTAGATATAGAGATGATACAACATTAAACGTATTAGAACAGCACAAATTAGTTAATAAATATCCTGAACTAATTAGTAAATTTGGATTAAAAACAAAACACCTTAAAAAAGATCCTACTCGGAGCCAAACAAAATCGGGTGCTGATATAGAGATGCATGGGACGACCGCTGTTCTTAAAGACAAGCAAGGTCATAGCACATCAATAGAACTAAGAGATCCAGACAAGAGCCGGATTGGAGATGATAAACTATTAGTACATACACAGAAAACAAATCCTTTTACATCAAAGGATAAAAAAGAGATTAGAGATCAGATTAATCCTTTTGAAGTAACGTTAGAACATCCTGAACTTATTGATTTGTATTCTCCTCTATTAGATAAAAAAATTAAACATGAGGTCCGGCAACATCATGGTGATGCCAAAGATAAAAGAAAATTTAAAGAAGACTTATATCAAAAATATGCACCTTTAATGCCTTACAAACTATATGACAAAGGTGATGTAATAATTAAAAGTCACGTAACTCCAGACGGAAAACCTATCTTAGACTATATAATTACAAAAGATAATGATAAAGAAACAAATGCAATAACAGTAGTTTATCGTAATCAACGAGATGGCAATGTTGATAAAATTATACAAGCAGAGCCTAGACCATTATATGATTTAGCAGATGAAGAAGACTATAATCTGAGAACTCCAGCCGGAGATATCTATGGTAATGCAGAAGAAGAATCTAAATATCAACGTTATTATCAAAGGATGAATGATTCCTTTCGATCATCAAACGCATTACCCTTTTTACCTTCAATTTCTATTATAGAAAAATATCCTGGTTTAAAAGAATTATACAAGGACACTTCTTTAGCATCACCTAAAACAAAAGAAGTATCAAATGCCAACGTAAAAGATTTTGGAAAAACAAAACGTGAATCAAACAAACGATCATATTATAGAAATGACTGGCATGATACCACAGCAGAAACAATGCGTAACTTTATTGTTCAACCCAAAGATGCAGAAGAAGGTGAATCATATGCCATTAGTTGGAGTCCAGAAATTCCTCAATTAAGTGAAATTTATCATTCTGCTTCAGACGGTACTCAGACAAAGATAGGGGACAAGCAAACTAAAAGACATGTTTTAAAAAGTTTTCCTGAAATCAGAGCATTACAAATAAAAGACTGGGATAAATTTATTAAAAATAATCCTGAGTATGATGTTAAAGAACATGGCGCAGGTGACAGCAGTTATAATGATGATATATTACAAGATTGGAGTTTTTCGCCCACAGAGGTTGTTGATAATGATCGTGTAATAGTATCACAGTTCGGACCCAAACAAGGAGACCCCTTCCAACTACCTAGTTTTGAAGTTTTTCCTAAACAAAAAAATCCATTTGGTAAAGTAGGAGATACATTTTTTATTTACTTAAGTTTAAAAGATTATCGCGGCAAGTCAGGAAAAATTAGTGACATTAGAATAGAACGTATCGGGAAAAACACTCATCATTTTGTACCTGTTAATAAATATGGTAGGACTGAAAAACAGGGCAATGAAGATTTTGTACAAGCCGGAGTTCAATTAAGAGAAAATCAATATAGTTTAGACTCTAAAGAAATTATCGATTTCTTTAAATACTATCCTGAATTAAGAGGAATGATTAAAGATGAAAATGTACATCCTAAAGTTCCGCATCCAGCACTTGCAAAACAACCAGAAGATTCTTCAGAAAATGTTCAGCAAATGGACGGATTTAAATTAGAAAAACAAACAACAAATGATCCTAACTTAGACAAATACTTTATTGTACCAGATGAAGAAAAATACCCCGGTGAGTATTATACTATGTTTGAGTATCATCCTTTAAAAACAAATCCATTAGGAAAATCAACTAACGTATTTACAGATTACGGAAGACCTGTAGCATTTAATGAAAGGGGAATGATTCAATTAGGTGTTGGGGAACAAAAAAATAATAGTTATCATAGTAAAAACGATTCAATGTCAGACTTTGTAGATTCTGCTAGGGGAGGTGCAGGAAGTATTACACCTAACACACCTCTTTATAATGAACTAATGGAACGTTTTCCCGAGTTGGCAAATTATATTGCTGAAAAGAGTAAAGAGATTGGAGATGTTAGAACTCAAAATCTAACAGAAGAAGATATAATTGAAGTAGGACAAAACAGAGTTTATATATTTAAAAACCATGATGGCTCTGATTGTTATTATATTACCCCAATAGCAAATGAAATTAGACGAACCAATGGTGAAATTAGTGATAGACATATATCATCTGAAACTGAAAGAAGTATGTCGCAATATCAACGAACTGCCCACACATTAAACCCAAGAAAAATAGCAGGGCATGAAGAAGATTGGGAAGATGACGATCATTGGAACTCTGGTGAATCGTATGTGATTAACTTTGAAAGTACAGAAAGCAATCCTTTCTTACAAGTTCCTTTGTACATAGATCCTTTTAGAGGTGTTGCAGAATTACAAGTCAATGCAATCGAATTCGATAATGATAATAAAAGATATACTGCTACTGAGGCTCCACAAAATAAACAATTTATTATTGATCAATTAAGTGCTGTACCACAGCCCAATGAAGAAAATATGAACACGGCAAGTTTCACTGCTAGAAACTATCTTACAAGAGCAAAACAAAATCCAGAGTTAATGCGATGGTTAGAACAAAAGGCAGAAGAAGCAAATGCAAAGACAAATGGCGTGGGGGCATTTATTAATTTTTTACCTATAACAACAGAACAAATGACAATAGACGTACCAAAAGTTCATGGTGTAGATGTAGTAGGTATTGCAAAAATAGGCATTTCAAATCCTTTATATATTTGGCAAGGAAGAAAGGCTATTTTTCAAAATATAGAAGACAGATTATTAGCAGGTTCAGAAAATTATTATCAGCGGCAGGAGAGTGACAACCCCGACCCTTACACTCAATGGGCCAATGAATATGCTAATTCAAAAGATTTAGCACCAAAACAAGAAGGCGGCAGTATTAGAGGAATGTCAAGGTTTATATCTGAGACAGTATCAGAAGGTGTTGTCGGCATAAAGCCTGAATCCGGTGGCAAATTTTTAGATTATGACTATCATCGTACTACTGGCAGAGGCATTACTTTAACTCAAGTACCAGATGCTAAATGGGTAACAACAGGCAATCAATTATTAAATTTAAATAAGATAGCCAAACCCAAAGAACTAAAACAAATGGGTTTATCACCTACACAGGCATGGGGTCCTCGACAGGTTGCTCAATTACCTAATCCTCAAATAACAAATAAAGGTAAACCTTGGATTAATAACATTAAAGAATTTAAGTTTCCTGATGGCTTGGGTATTAATGCAAGTGGGTATGGTAACAGATTGCCGCAAAAAGTTTTAGGTCCGGGAACAGGATATTTAATTACTTTAAATCCTATTAGTGATGAGCCTTATCGAAAACGTAAAGATGGTAAAATAGTAAACATGCAAAGTCCATGGCATACAGCAACTAGGGCTGTTAGAGATTTAGATTTACCTTGGGATTTTACTCATGGTGTTTTAGATTATTCAAGAGGAGATTTTGAAAAGAAAAATACTATGATGATTTATTTTTCTAATAATCGTGTTGCTTATTTCTTAGAGCCAACTTATCACGGTGATTATAGACAGTTTAATCTATCACAAGAACAAAAGAAAAAATTATTCTTTGATCCAGAAACAGGTCTTTTCCCTGAACTAAAACCTATATTTGATCAGTATGCAAAATCAAACAAATGGTTACGTGAAAATAAATGGCATTATATGCTGTCAAAAGTATTGTTTGAAAGTTTAGGAGATAAAGCATACTGGGAATTAAAAAAGAAAAAGCCAAAGCAAAATTATGGTCAACTAGTATTCTTAAATAACATACGATTGACAGGAAGTTATAGTAACGAACAATTAAAAGCAATGGGCTTCTTTATGAAGAACGGCTCTTGGGCAATACAAAAGCCTAAGTATGACAGACTTGTCAGTGACGGTAAGTTAAAAGAAATGATTAACAGACCATTAAAGACTGGTACAAATAGAATACCTAAAGTAGGTAAAAAGAAAGTACAAGAAAACGTTTGGGCATTTGATGCAGAAAAAGCATTAGAGTTATTGAAAGAACCTTTACTAAGAGGTGGAGATAATGATGATGTTGATTTAAGTTGTGAAGTGTGTCAAGGACATGGCTGTGGGCCAGGCTATGACATCAAAGATGACTTGAGACGTTGGAAAGAAATGCTTATTCCAGATGCTGATTCAAAACCTGAACATCTTACAAACGAATACATTGAAGCAAGAGTAAAGAAACTAGAAGCACTTGTCAATAAGTATCCAAACGGAATACCTGACAACATAGATTGCACTGCTGGCATGTCTAATATGAAACACAGAGAATATCAAAAGATTAAAAGACATGATGCAGAAGATGTATTAGATGATGTTATCGGTGACGATGGGTTATTTGATGCTATGTCTGAATTAGATGAAGAAGATGATGTTAGACCACTAATAATGAATTGGCTTAATCCAGACTGGAGAGCAAAACAAAGACCAGGGTTACCTGAATATCCACTAGTAGCAGATGTTGACTTTGCAGACCTATACAAAAGAGCAAGAAAAATTTATAACCCTTTACGTGTAGTTAAAGAAGGTAAGAAGTTACCTAGAACTAGTGAGTTCTTACATGTAAAAGAATTAGAAGACATTAAACGATTGTCTGGCGTGTATGAACGTTATCAGATACCAGTACAAGTTGAAGGTGCAACATCAGCATATTCAGGTTCAAACATATCAAAGACTGCGGCAGAGATTGCAAAGATAATGAAAGAGAAAAACATTCAGCCCGGAACTCCTGAATGGTTTCAACTGTGGTTTTCACTACCAAAAATGACTGGCGAAAAGCCAACCGGAGATATAAAATGAAAGAAGTAAATTATGACGAATTAAATCGTATCAGAGAATTATCAGGTACGTTGCGTGAATCATGGCAAGAGAAAATGAAAGATAGACCTATGCCATTTGATGCACAAATATTAGATGATGAACCTGCAACTGTAATGAATCCTATCAGTGGTGCTACTATTAAACTTGACCCACAAGAAATTGCAGTATATGATGTTATCATGGGTGCGAACTTAACACAGCAATGGGACTTAGTAAGAAAAGGTTCTGACTGGTTTAGAAAACATAATCCAGAAGCATATATGGTTTTAATAGACTAATGAAGATAAGAGAAGTTATTACAGAGGCTGACGTAGAATACAGTTCTACAAAGCCCGGGAAACGTATGCACAAGATTGGTGATATATATGGTAAAAAGAATACCGATCTGCCCACCGCTAAATATAAAGATAATAGAAACGATAAACAAAAAGGAATATTTAAATGAAAAAAATAGTATTTGGAGTAGTCGCAGTTGTAGTAATTTTACTTGCATTTGCAGGCTGCCAAGAAAAAAGACTCGGTAGTGATCCAGTCACATTAGCATTACAAGTTACTAACAAAGGAGATCAATCATTCCAATGTAAGCAAACTTGGGGTGTCGATAAAAAAGATGTTACTACTGATGTTGCTGTAGGACAAACTGTAAACTTACAGTCTAATACACATTCACCATCAGGATCAGTACTTACATGTTACATTACTCCGCCGACATCAGTAAAAGACCCTAATCCAGGTAATGGTAACTTTCAAATGAGTTATGGCTACTGGAGTGGCTCAGCACACGTAACATGTGATAACGATTGTAACAAAGGTTATCCTACTGCATCAGTTCATTACACAGGTAATAATTGGAAATATACAGCAACTTTTGCAAAACCACAATCAGAACCTTACAACTCTGTTGTAATCACTACCGGCGATCTCTAATATGAAATCAAGGGACTTCAGAAAACTGAACGAGAGCATTGATTTTTCAGTGACGAAGTCCTATGTGGATGACAGAGGCAAAACCGTACATGATATGAGTCACTTTGGTGAACGCAAAGATGTAGATTGTTGGGTTTGTGATGGTACAGGTAAAGACAAATATTACGATGAAGCGGACTGTGATTATTGCGAGGGTAAAGGACAAAGACTTGAGTTTGTAAGTGATGCTCCTGAAATGAATGTCAGTAATTCTAATGCATTTAAAATCATTGATATGTTAGGATTAGAAAAAGTTGCAGGACATGTAGATAATAAAGATTTGCCTGCTGTCATGCGTAGACTTATACAATTAAAAAATGCAGACACATCACAATATACTGAGCCAGGTTCAATGACAGGCGGTAAGATAGGTGCGTATAAAGACAAAGACGGTATGGATAGAATAGGAAAAACAGGTATAACTATGTACCACGGTGGCACTAGTGACAGACAAATAAATCAGTACATCGATCAATTAATAAAAATAGTTAAATTTGCCCAAGACAATGACGCCGACTTCGGTTGGGGATAGTCAATGAAAATAAAAATCGTACCAACTGAACCTCGTTGCGGTGATTGTACAATGTGTTGTCAAACTGTAGGGTTTACAGGAGATTGGAAGATTACTGATCTTTACAACGAAGCAGAAAAATTTGATATTGATTTCGGACCCTGGGAAACTTGCAATAAACTATGCGACACCGGGTGTTCTATACAAGAAAATAAACCTAGAGTCTGTAAAGAATTCTTTTGTCAATTTATAGAACGCAACCTTTCAGAAAAACACCATCCTAAAAATACAGGGTTTGTAACGTTTAGAGACGGTTTACCCTTAAACAGTCGAATTGTCATACACTCTAATGATAAAGAATTACCGCCCGATATTCAATACAAAAACAATAAAGAATTACTCAACGACATGTTAGATGAAATGCAAGATAAATTAGGACAAGATTGGCTGTTTGCTCAATTAAGTACTAAAAAAGGTAAGATAAGAATACGATGAGATTTTTTATCTGCAAGGAAAAATCTAAATTTACAAAAGACTGGAACATAGAAAATTTTGGTGATTGGTATTTTATACGTGAAAATGATGTTGAATTATTTGAAGGAGAAAATTTTATTGTATTACATTCCGGTTATTTAATTGACGATGACATAGATGAAGTTTGTAAAAACTTTAGTTTTAAAAAAACCAATGGAAATTTCTTTGCAATAAAACTCACCAAAGACAATTATGAATTAGCATTAGATTATTTTCAAAACCATAAATTGTTTATCGGTAACAAACACGGTATAGAAATTACTAACTATTTGCCCTACATGACAATTAAGCAAGAAGACATTGTTAGAACAAGTGTTAAACCAGATCAATATGAACGTGAACTATCAGAAACAGAACGCACTACTTATTATGATAAGATATTTATTTTTGATCCAGGCTATGATTACATACAAGATGCAAAAGATGCATTTGCACAAGAAATTTGGCATGATCAAGCAGAATTAACCGACTATATACATGGGTGTATGCAACAACACGCAGATATTATTAAAGAAAAATATCCAGTTAGGATGTGTTCTTTGAGTGAAGGATTTGATTCAGCAGTACAAGGTCAATTTTTTAAAGATGACCGACAATTATTATATATTGTAGAGCCGTGCATTTCAGCAGAAAACCATAAAAAATTTATAAAATTAGCACAAGAACAGTTTCCTAATACGCATGTTATGGAATATGAAACACAATATAACAGACAGCATTGCCTAGATCACTTGACGGATTCTTCATGTCGTTGGCAATCTGTACTGCCAACACTGATGCAAGTAAAAATGCAAGACATTAAACCTGATATTATCATGTACGGCAGTAATGGTAACGAGATGTTTTGTAGAGATTTAATACCTCATATGTTATTTTTGTGTTTACAGTATTATAACACTGATAAAATTAAAATGAAAGAAGATTTTTTAGCAGATATACGAAACAAAAATAATCTATATGGCTCTACATATTCAATATTAAATTCTGAAGAAGAACAGAACTCACACCACGGTTTTACTGCTATTGTTAATAAATTTGTTGACAAATGGTTTGACTCACCGAATACACACTATCTATCACATAAAAAATATGAAGAATTTGAAAATGAATTAATAAATCTTACAACTCCTAAATTATATACACGTGTAATTACAGGTAATATAAACATTATGGCTTCATCATTATACAGTGATAGAAAGATATTTTATGAATTTTTAAAATCTGATAACAATGTATTAAGTGGTACTGCAATGAACGCACCAACACAACGAGCATTGCTAGATAAATATAACTATAAGTTTGTAACACCACGCAATGATGTAGTTTTTGCAGACTACAATGAATTATATACTACATCTTATGAAGCCACTATTGACCACGATTTAGAGCAAAACATATGAGAGCAACAGAATTTATAAGTGAAGGATTTGCAGGAATACCTGATTATAAAACAATGCCTGCTTACAAACTTAAAAAAGCATCTAAAGGTAAACACAAATTCTTTTTGCCTACAGACACTCCTGTCCCTGCAGGTGTATCTGCATTAGACGAATACAATTTAGATAATGAAAAAGGTTTGGGTGTCGTTCCTAATAATACAGGCGGTCAACCAGACTATTTCGGTATTCGTGTTATGATGAAACCTTCTACATTTCATAAGTTAGCATTAAGTTTACCAAGAGATATGCGTAGTTCACAATATGAAGATTTAGTTGATAAAGTTCGTAAGGGCGTCCCTATTGCAAGTCCTTTCTTATCTATTGTAATACCCGATGAGTGGGAAGAAGGCGATCTATCACAGCCTGCGAAGGTCACAGGGCACGAAGGAAGACACAGAATGTATGCAGTCGATGAAGTAGACGGAGACGTTCCAGTTGAAGTACATATATGGGGAAGATTTAAATCTAGTGAAATGCGTAGGCGACATCTCACCGATGAGATGATACAAGAACTAATAAATGGACTCGTTGACGAGACCGGAAATAATTACATTCCTAATATCGGCACACTAAAGAACTAATATGTCTAAAGGTCACATGATAATCATGGGTGGGTTTATCGAACTGCATGACAATATGTTTGAACAAGCCGATGATCTTACAGAATATTGGTGGCCCAGTCTTAAACGAAGTGCAGGTAGTCATCGCATTGCAACTGTACTTAGAGAAGAAGGTTATGATGTAGAAGTACTTGATTTTTGGCCTGCTTGGTCTCGTTTACAATTAATACAATTTTTTCAAACACATGTAAGAGAAGATACATTGGCAATTGGACTTTCAGTAATGTTTCCGTTCGGAAACATAGCCCGCAAGGGTGTCGGCGCTAAAAAGAAAATCCTAGAAATGCTTCAAACGATAAAATTTTTAAAAGAACTATATCCACATGTTAAATTTGTAGGAGGATCGCAAAATTTAGTATCGTTGACAGATTGGGATTTAGATTATTATGTAACTGGGTATGCAGAACTTGCAATTAGTGAACTGCTTAAATATTTTAAACGTGAATTTAATACTTTAAAAATAACAGAACGTAAACTAGATCATAAAAAAATAAATGTTATAGATTCTTTGCATGATTATCCAGCATATCCTATGCCTACTGCTCATATAAAGTATGAAGAACGAGATTATATAAAACCCACCGAAGTATTGTCTTTAGAACTTTCTCGAGGTTGTAAATTTGCTTGTAAGTTTTGTGCGTTTAGTTTATTGGGAGTAAGGGGAGATTATTCTCGGTGTAAGGATAGCCTTAGAGAAGAATTGTTAGATAATTATAACAAATGGGGAGTTACAAATTATAATTGCACTGATGAAACAATCAATGATAAACCTGAAAAATTAGCCAAATATGCTGAAGTAATTAGAAGTTTACCGTTCCAACCCCATATGGGAGGATTTATGAGAGCGGACTTGTTAGTAGCCAAACCTAGTACATGGCAAGATTTATATGATATGGGTTTACGATCACACTATTATGGTTTAGAATCTTTCAATCATGAGGCGGCTAAGTATGTAGGTAAAGGCATGAACCCAGATAAACTAAAAAGTGGGTTACTTGAAGTACAAAAATGGTTTAAAGACAAAGAAGCAGGGAGAGGAGATTATAATGTCCATACATCAATAATTTTAGGATTACCGGGCGAGACAAAAGAGTCATTCCTTGAAGGTGCAGACTGGTTAAAGAATAACTTTGGTGGTCATTCATATGGGATATCTGTTTTGTATATGGGAGATTCTACTATGGCTAACTTTCTTTCGCATCCTTCAGAGTTTGAGGTTACATGGAGAGAAGGAGATGTATTTAGACAATTATCATTAGAAGACCTAAAAGAATTAGATAAAGCAGATCCGATAAAAGATCCTGAAATTAGAACAGAAATATTTGAAAGAAATCAAGTTAAGTGGGAACATGATACTATGAACATTTGGGACGCATATAAAACATTTGACGAAATGATGGCTGATCCTAATTCATTAAAAAATCATGTCAGTGGACCCGGTCCTTTTTCTTATCACAGATTTCTTACAACAGGTAAATATACAATGCAAGATATTTACGATAATACTTACGGAGAAAACGGTTTTGAACAAATAACTGATAGTGATATAAATAGTCATAGAGAATTTCTTAATGATTATATTAATAAAAAATTAGGCAAAGAGTGATAAATATTAATATGGACAAGTATAAAAAGACAGCAGGATTAAACTATTTGAGTGAAAACTCATATAAGGGAGACGGTTCTCCTGGCATGGTAATGGGTATTGCTAGTGATGCTCGTAGTGATACTAACACATATGAAGGTAAAAAGCCTACGACTAACAGTAAACACAGTACTGAAAGAGAACTAAAGAAATATGATCCAGCACATGGTCATACAAAACCAGAAGGGGGAAATCCCCAAGTATGTCCTAGTTGTAAGGGAGAAGGTTGTACATCATGCGGAAACACAGGAGAAGTCATCAGCAAAAAACGCAATGACCCTAAAGTCGATGAATCATTAGAAGATATTAAAAGATTATCTGGACTAACAGAGTCTGGTTTTACAGGGGTTGAGGAAATTGATTTATTAAATGACCCAAATGGTGATCGCACACAGAAAGCAATATTAAGGCATCAATTAATGACAGATTATAATATTACTTTTTTACCTATACCTGGTGATATTGTTGATCATCCTGAGTTAGGCAAAGTAAAAGTTTTAAAAATTATAGGTCTTGATACTTATGGTGGTCCAGCAGAATATGAAATAGAGAATAGAAACGGTAAATCTTTTCCTATAACTTTTGATGAGTTGACAGATATGATTGGCTTCGGAGAAATAAGTGATGTGCCACAATCAGAAATATCAGAAGATATTAAAAGATTATCTGGCTTATCAGAAGCATTTGCTTGGGACGAGATTGACGAAGCAAAACGAAAGGCAAGACATGATGATGACGATGATGAAGAAGAAGATGAAAAGCCAGAAGATCCTGAAAAAGATAAAGTCCCGCATATTTTAATGCAACTAAGAAAAGCCCAAGACGTAGACGGCGATCACCCAATTAAGTTTTTAGACGGTTCAGAAGTTATTTTACCATTAAAAGATATCAATTTGTTTACAGAAATGTACATGAATGTCAAGCCACAAGACAGAGAAAGATTACAACAAGTGGCTATTATGAGTAAAGATAAGTTTGATAAACTATTGACGTTCTTCACACCGAAACACGGAAAATTAGAAAAGAGTATCTATGAAGATGAAGAAGCAGGAGATATGATTACAGAAGAACAGTTTGACGAAGCCGCAGGCAAAAAAGATGCTTGTTATCACAAAGTCAAAAGCAGATATAAAGTATGGCCTAGTGCATACGCATCTGGTGCTTTAGTTAAGTGTCGTAAAGTAGGTGCATCCAATTGGGGCACTGGCGGAAAGAAAAAGAAGAAAAAATAATGCGTATTAATGAAATCTTAACTGAGTCAATTATCCAAGAAGATTTACGAGCCTGGTTCGGCAAAGGCAAAGACGGTGGTGCCGGAGGCGGTGGTTGGGATAGATACAATACCAAAGGCGAACGTGTAGGTAAATGCGGTGATGGTAAAGGCAAAGGCAAACCTAAGTGTTTATCTAAAAGTAAAGCCGCAAGTCTACGTAACTCTGGTGGCAAGAAAGCAATTGGAAACGCAGTCAAAAGAAAGAAAAAGAATGACCCTAATAAGAATCGCAGGGGTAAAGCAAAGAACGTAAGCAACAAGCCGAAGAAGTAAGATGAGAGCATCTGAAGTTGTCAAGCCATATCATCTTTATGCCGCAACTGTGTTTGTACAGCAACCGGGATACACAGGCAACATGGACTTCACTGTCTCTGCTCAAACACATTTTGAAGCAAGACAATTAATGAAAAAGATGTATAATATTCCTGACTATAGAATAGGAAGTTTACGTTTAGTTAAACGAGGTTAAGCAGGTTTACTGTAAACAAAATACTTTCTGTCATTAGCATCTTGTTTGAACGTCTCTAGTTCTAATCCAAACTCTTTAGCAAAGTTGTGAGCAACTTCAAAACTCCACTCAAATACTTCTACCCAAGGCCCGTTCTTATGTTGAATACCTGGATTGACTCTAAAGAACATCTTACCACCTTTAGCAAGTAACTTATTACAGTTTGCTAATCTCACTCTAATATCTTCAATACTATTAAAGTTAATAGATCCTAATGCTATAATTGCATCAAAGTGTTCATCAACATTTGCATATTCTAAAACATCAACTTGATAGTCTGACATATTGTTATAAGGATCAATGCCGATCAAGTTTGGTATACGTTCTTTAAATTGATTGTATCCGCAACCTACATCTAATACTGCTTTAGGATTAAGTTTTTTAACTTCATCAACTAACTGCCAGCCTGTATAACTATATATTTCTGTCTGTGGCTTCCAAATTTCACCGAAAAACATACTAGAGTATTTGATGTCTAGTTGATCAACAACAGATTCGATAGTGCCTTCCCATCTAATTTTTGCATCTAAGTCCATTGTTGCTAAAATATCTTCTTTGAACTTATCAAACTTGACTGGAGTAATAGCCATTTCTTCAAACGTAGTTTTCTCATTGAGATTAGTTCTGATGTGATCGTATTTAGGTAAGTTCAGTGCCTCATCTAAATTTTCCATAACCAAGTTAAAAATTTTGCTATTCATCGAATTTTTTTGTCCTTACTGTAAATTGTATAAATATATTTATAATTTTTATGAAGTGCGTATATTTTTCTCAATCCCAGAGATAAATACTAGTAGTGATTATTTTAATTACTACAACCCTTAAGGAGAATAATATGAAATCAAACAAAGAATTTGTTGCTAGTATTGTCGAAGGCAATCAAGCATTATTCAAAGCAAGTCAACTTAACGTTGCAGAGTATTTCGACAACATGCCTGACGAGGATGCGTTGGTAGAACACTTTGTTGGACGTATGGTTAACGAAAGAATGAACATGGTAGAGATTAGTAATAATATTGCATCTATGCCTGCTGATGCAGATCCTGTTGAACTTCAAAACTTAACTAAACAAGCAAACGATGAAGCAATTCATTTTCGTTTAGTAAAAGAAGTTATTGAACATATCAAAGGTGAAGAGATTGATGTTGCAGAAGCAATCGCCGCTGAAGAAGCAAAGCCTACTGCTAAAGGTGCAAGCCTTTTAGAAAAGTATGGTGCTGATTCTGATCCAGCCGCTCTTGCCGCATATCAATTAGTTGCAGAAGGTCGTGCAGAAGCCGTTTGGAACACAATGGCAGAAGTAATCGATGATGAGTTTATCTCAACTCGTTATGCTAAAATTGCTAAAGACGAAGGTTTCCACAGCACAATCGGCGCAATGAAGTTAGAAACTTTAGTCGGTGATGCTGAAACTCAAGCACGTATCGAAGAACTTGTTTCAAACATGCGTAAAGACTTGTATGAAATTTCATGCAAAAACACTAGCCATAATGCAGAAGGACAAAAATTAGTATCAGAAGCATACGGTTGGTAAGCAGAAGTATGTAGTGAATATCGGTCTATCACAGAGGATATTACATTATAACAACGTGGCGTATGATTGCTTAGAACACGGTTGGTACAGCCTGTTAAGTGATCATACGTTTTTTTATATCCCTAACATAATAGAACAAGACTATAAAAAATTAGTTAGAGATTTAGACTTAGTAATCTTAACAGGTGGAGACGCAAGTCCTCAAAGAATACTAGTCGAAACAAAAGTATTAACGCAATGTTATATACAAGACAAACCTGTATTAGGAGTTTGTCACGGTGCATTTCTTATTAACGAATTAGAGCAAGGAGTTAATAGCACAATAGAAAATCATTACGATACTACTCACGGGATTATTTTAGAAGGTGAGAAGTACGAAGTAAATAGTTTTCACATGAATCAGTTAAAGGAAGTTGGCGCAGATTTAAATGCTATTGCACACGCCGATGATGGAAGTATTGAAGCATTTAGACACAAAAACAGAAAACTTTGGGGACTAGTTTGGCATCCTGAAAGAATGCAAGATCCTGTTTTACCTGACGACCTTAGGAGTTTTATACTATGAGAGTATTAATATTTGGTCTACCCGGAAGTGGTAAGACATATCTAGCAAAACGACTAGTTGAATACTTAGGTGACAATGTTGCCTGGTTTAATGCTGATCAGGTTCGCAGTGATGTAAATGACTGGGACTTTTCAGAAGAAGGTAGATTAAGACAAAAACAAAGAATAGATAATCTTTGTAAAGAAGCCGAAGACAATGGTAAAATTGCAATCGCAGATTTTATTTGTCCTTTTAAAAAAGCAAGAAAAGAATTTAGTGCTGATTATGAAATCTTTGTCGATACAATTGAAGAAGGTATATTTGAAGACACAAATCAAATATTTGAAAGACCAATTGCTACAGACTATAATATACATGAAAAACGAGGTGATATAGATGCAAAAATTATTGCATATGAAATAGGACAAAGATTTATATGGGATAATACAGCACCTACAACTCAAATGTTAGGTAGATGGCAACCATGGCATGGAGGACATCAAGCATTATTTGATAGAGCAATAGCAAAACACGGACAAGTTTTTTTAATGGTCAGAGATATGCCCATAGATATTAATAATCCTTTTCCGGCGTATGAAGTAGTAGAAAATTTACAACAAGTTTTATACAAACATGCAGGAAAAGTAAAAATACAAGTTGTGCCTAACTTATTAAACATCACATATGGTAGAGATGTAGGATACAAAATCGAACAAGAAACGTTTGAACGTGAAGTACATGATATAAGTGCAACTAGAATACGTGAACAAATGAGACAAGACGGAGTATTATAATGAAAGGAATGGTAAACGTTTTTGGAACGTTAGACATAAAAGATCGTTACAACATGACGATTATCAAATTAGAAGCCAATGAACTTAAGACTTATAAACCAATTGGTATGGCGTATGTTATGTTAAGAAATGCTAGTTTTGAAAGCAATAACATTACATTAACAAATAAAAATGCATGTGTCAATACAGGAGATAATTTTACAATATCTTGCGGAGAACAAGGCTCTGCATGTATCGTTGAGTTTCCAGGACTTAGTTTATTAGAAAGTCGCATTTTTATACAAGAATGTTTAGACATAGGTAACTTAAGTTATATGGACGGCGGCACAAATACTACAGCAATCAATCCAGGTAGATTAGGTGACCCTGTTATTAACTATGTGCATTTTCCTGCAGGTATGTATCAGACATTACACACGCACCCTTCTCACAGAGTTGGACTAGTCATCAAAGGCAATGGCAAGATAGAATTAGACAACAAAGAATTTTATGATGTCAACGAAGGCGAAGTATTTTTCATGCGTAGAAATTGTTTACATAACTTTATCTGTGACAAAGACGAAGATGTAATCGTGTTTGTATGGGCGCCAGACAGTGGTACAGGCCCTACAGATGAAATTAACCCATTAAAAATTAGAACATATGTTGGACAGCAAAGATATCACAAGTAAAAAAATCTTAATCATTACAGGTCCACAAGGGTCTGGTAATCATTTATTCAGTAGACTGTTTAGTTTACATGATGACGTAGGCGGCTGGGAAGAATTAAATGAAAAGTATTGGGTACCCAGTGATGAAGAAACATTTGCTGAGTATTGGGTTTATCCTGAACGTCTAAAAGATTTTGATTTTAGTAAACATAATTACTGGGTAGCAAACGTCAGTTGTCCATTCATGTACGATGGCACACGTTATACACCTAAAATAAAAGAGTTTGCAGACGAATGTATTAAACTAGGCATTGATGTTACAATAGGTATAATCGTAAGAGATAAAAACATAAACGTAGAACAACAGAAAAGAGTTAGAAAAGAAGTAACTCTGCCGATAGCACTTAACTATTACTATACAAATCTATTAGATTATAATGTGCATTTCTTAGACCATGAAGCATTCTTTTTACATAAGGCTTATTATCTAAGATATGTAAGTAAAATTTTAGACTTTCCAGTTGCATATGATAATCCAGATATAATGAAATTTATTTGGGAAGATGCAAATCATAAGTATGTCAAATATGTAGACGAACATTGGCTTGACAAAGAGGTGTGGGACGGTATTAGAACTAAGGAAGAAAGAAACGTATGAAATATATTTTTGTAGCAGGGGCACCCGGATCTAAATGGAGTAGTGTATGTAAAAACATCTACTACAGTGATTCTATAGATCAAAGTGATGCTAGTGAAGACAGAGAGTATTGGCATGATGCTAGTGGGCAACTAGACTTAATGCATATTGGTGCATACTTTGATCCAGGTATGGAGTTCGGAGATTTCTTTTTGTTTCTTAACAAGTATACAAAAGAAGAATGTGAAGCAGAGTTTGATAGACCTTTTTCAGGCGAAGGTGTGCGTATTATTAAGAGTCATGTGTTCGCACATCACATAGACTTTCTAAAAGATAACTGGCCAGACTGCCCTATTGTTTTAGTTCACAGAGATAATGATGCATGTTTGGGTTGGTGGGTAAGATGTGGACACTTTGATATTACATACCCTCTCTATCATAAATATTATGTGAATTTAAGAGAAATGAGTAAGATTGTAGACGATCAAAACAGAGATATCGTCAATGCATGGAAAAGATATGGTGGCATTAGCCCGAAAGATAATTTAGATTTAGCAGATATATTAAAAATCAATAGGCCACCAGAAGAATATCAGCAAGACTACAATCTAAAAGATATTGGAATAAAAGTAATATGACACAAAGCAGTTGGGAACAATTAAAACAAAGAAGCAATTATCACTTTGACCCTGATTTGATGCATCCTCTCTATGATACAGTCGATAGAGTAGGCGTAATTGATTTGAGTAGCATCACACAAGAAGAATTAGACAAAGTTGTAGCAGAGTCTAAAGAAGCAACATGGCGTACGAGAGGCAACCCTAAAAAAGAATCTAAAGTCAGAGGAGAAGATGAATTTAAGACTGAAGACTATGACTTAGAAAAGACAGGTTATGGTATTGACTATGTTGTCAGTAATCTTAACTGGGAAGTGCCACCAAACATACAAGCAATTGCAGATCAGTTTGGTTTAGATGATATGATGACTAGAATTCATGTACAAAATCCAGGTCAAGTATGGAACTTGCACATGGACAAATTAGAAAAATGGAACTTTGAAGACCCAAGTACTGTAGAAAGATACATGATTCAATTATCTGATTGGAGACCCGGTCAATGGTTTAGTTATGGTAACTATACTTTTGAGCATTGGAAAGCAGGAGATGTGACTACATTTAGATGGCAAGATGTTCCTCACTCAACTGCAAACGCAGGTCATCACCCTCGTATTACTTTACAAGTTACTGGAGTTCGTACTGATAAATCTAAAGAGTTTATACGATTGTTACGAAAAGGAGAGTTATAACTCTCTTTTGTTGACATCCTTGCAGATTTCTTTTGCAAGATCACTACCAGTTGTCACAAACAAAAACGGAAAGAACGCATGTATGATAACAGCAAGGCCTGTTAATAGCATACTTACACCATAGTACAATGCACAACTTAAATGTTCCGTGTATGTTTCACCCAAAGAGTGTGGATGTTCTGTAAATTTGTTTCGGAGTTTATTGAAAAACGTGATTGTTTTGCTCTCCGTATATTTTAATATACTTGCCGGCAATTTCATCTGCTTCTGATTCTATAGGAGACCCTGGATAACTTGAATTGGGTGTGATTAAACCTTTTTCTCCTTGTCTGATATGAACAAGTTCATGGAATACTGTTCTAAGAATATCAATTAGATTTCTGTTGCCATAGACCCAAATCTCGTCAGAACCAAGTTCGTGTCTACCCGTATGATGACCGTCTTGTGCCTCTTGTGTATCATAACTTAACTTGACTTTAGGCATATTTTCAATTTTTAAAACATTACCCATCCAATGTGCGGCTTTTGTTACTTCATCCTCAATGTTTAAACCATCATCAAACATTTGATCAGAAGCAGTTAATTCTTGTCTTGCTTTGTGTGCTTGTTTGGCAGCCTGCTTGGCATTACGATAAATTTTACCTTTTTCGTCTACGTTATATTGATCACTCTTAATCTTGGGAAGTCTGTTTTCCAAGTCTTTAAGCGGATCTTCATTGATAAATTGATAGGCTCTCATACTATTATTTATCAATAATTGCTTTTGGGAAATGTTTTGCTTGACTCTAACCGTATTAAATATTACAATAGAACACATGATATTACCTGAAGTTGAAAAAGCACTACATATCATTTGGGAACTAGAGTATGAAATGTTGAATGAAAGAAACTGTGGTTACACGGGTTCAGACATGAAAAAGAAACTCTGGCAGATCAAAATGAGAGTAGACAAAGCAATTGCAAAGGCCCCGGTCTATCATGGTGACCCAAACTACGAACAAGAATATCTTGTAGCAAAAATTAAAGGCGAAGTATGAAGTTAGGTATAATCGGTAAAGGGTTTGTTGGCTCCGCAGTCAGCAATGGTTTTACTAATGATACAGAACAATTTATCGTTGACCCAGCAATTAATTCTCACACAATCAAAGATTTAGTAGAATGGAATCCAGACATGATATTTGTCTGTGTGCCTACTCCACAACAAGAATCACATTTAGACGTAGATACTCACATAGTACGTGAAGTATTACTTAACATTGGACTTACAGACTATGCAAACGTTGTAGTAGTTAAATCTACTATTACTCCTAATCATCTAACGCAGTTTAAGAAACTTTTTAGTGGATTACGACTTGTATATAATCCTGAGTTCTTAACTGAAGCAAACAGTTTAGAAGACTTTATCAATCCAAATATGCAAATACTAGGTGGAGAGTTACAAGACTGCATCGAAGTAGAACAAGCATACATTCATCATAGTCAAGTCAAAATCGTACCCACATTCAAAACAGACTTCACAACAGCAAGTCTAATCAAATACACAATTAACAGTTGGTTAGCAACGAAAGTATCATTCTTTAATGAATTATTTCATTTGCACCAATCAAGCAATGCAGAGACTACATGGGAGCAGTTTACTGACATGGTAAAACGTGACCCAAGAATAGGAGACAGTCATATGCAAGTCCCTGGACCAGATGGTAAGTTTGGTTTTGGTGGACACTGTTTTCCGAAAGATACAAAAGCATTGTTATATTATTCTAAACTAGAGGGGGCGCCGCTCACTCTATTAGAAAATGTCATCCAACAAAACGATGACGACAGAAACGGGTAAATATACCCTTGACAACATACAGACTATTCTGTATACTATATGCATAGATTTACATAATCATAGGAGATAATAATGGCAGGTAAATACTTTAATCCAGAGCAAGTTAATAAAATGAAGCAACTTGTTAATGAAGGCATGGCAGTAATGCAAGAAGTTGAGACACTTAACGGCGGACTCAATGATACTGTAAAAGCAATCGCAGAAGAACTTGAAATCAAGCCTTCTATTCTTAAGAAAGCAATTAGAATTGCATACAAAAGCAATCTAATGGACACAAATGCTGACCACGAACAACTGAACGATATCTTGGAGACTGTTGGTCGAACTCTTTAATGCCAAGACTTGTCACGTTTGGATGTTCATTTACATACGGCCACAGTTTACCTGACTGTTATATAGGAAATGGACGTCCAGGTGATTCTCCTAGTAAGTTTGCTTGGCCAAATCTACTAGCAGAAAAGTTAGATTACGAGTGTTTAAATTTATCTGCTTGTGGTTCGGGTAATTATCAAATTTTACTAGATATTTTACGGACAGATTTCAAACAGGATGATTTAGTTGTAATAGGATATTCGTATTTTGATAGATATGAAAATTACCTAATGACTGATAAAATTGACGCAGGCTTTCAAATAACTTCAGAGTCTAAAGAACTTCAACATAGAATAGAAATCAATAAAGTTATGTTAGGTGAGACAAGTGAAGAACAAAAGTTTTGGAATAATTGGTTATCCATACAACATGCAGAAATGATATTAAACTCTAAAAATATAAAAAATTATTCGTTTCTCAATGTGCCAGAAATAGCACAAGAAACAAAACCTGACTTGATCGAAATGCAAAACTTTATCGATCATATCAAATTAACATTTAAGGATTATGCTTTGGACAAAGAACATCCAGGAATTGAGACTCATCAGTTGCAATCAGAACAACTTTATAGTACAATAGCACTATGAGTTATATCGACGCCATACATGATAAATCTGCGGAACGAATACATGTCGTAGAACGTACCCCTGAGGGTAACAGAGACTTTAAAGAGTATCCTACGAATTATGTTCTGTATTATGAAGATCCTAAGGGCAAACATCGATCACTTTATGGCACTCCTGTCAAAAAGTTTTCGTCACGTAAACAAGCAGAGTGGGAGAAAGAGAAACGCATCCACGGTAAGAAACGTCTGTTTGAAGCAGACATTCCGATCGTCTTCAGATGCCTTAGTGAAAACTATCTGAAGGTTGATGCCCCTAAACTGCATACGTGTTTTTTTGATATCGAGGTAGACTTTGATCCTAGTAGAGGATTCTCTCCTCCAAGTGATCCATTCAATCCTGTGACTGCTGTTAGTCTATACTTAGACTGGCTTGATCAGTTAGTATGTCTTGCAGTTCCCCCTAAGCATATGACGTATGAGACTGCACAAGAAGCAATCGCAGAGTTCCCTGATACTATGTTGTTCAGAACAGAGAAAGAATTGTTTGATGCATTCTTTTCTTTAATCGAAGATGCAGATGTGTTGTCAGGTTGGAACTCAGAAGGATATGATATTCCG